TCTATTCGTGGTGCAGTCCTTGGAACTTGCGTTTGAGAATCCTGTGGACCTTGTGATACGGAAAATCCTCATAGCCAGGGTGTGAACTCTGAATCTGTTTAGCTATCTTTCTTGCACCTAAGCCTTTTTCGCGTAATGCCCAAATATGTTTGAGCACTGCAAACTCCTCAGGAATAGGCACTAGCTTAGTTCTGCGTCTACTGCCGGAGTCGTCATACTCCTTGCGATAACCAAACGGCGTTTTACCGCCAATAGAGTAGCCTTTCTCTGCATAGACAAGTTTGCCACCGTTAAGTCGAGACATAATCGTTTCTCTTTCAATCTCAGCAAACATAGCCATATTAGTAACAAGTTGTTGGTTGGCGATCCTTGTCATATCCATCTTTGCCTCTAAGCCTGTTTTGGCTTTTTCTTTGGGTAAAACCACAGGTATATCATTGAACATATCGCAGAAATACAGTGTAATACCAGTCTCCTCAAGTGTAGGAATCATGTTTAGCATTTCAAGAAAAGATCTTGCAAGTCTGTCCAGTTTGGTTGCTACTATCACATCGTTGGCGTCCATCACATCAGTCAGCTCTCTAGAGCCTGGTCGCTCTAACAAAGGCTTCATGCCACTAATACCAGCGTCGGTAAAGAACTTGTCAACTTTCCTGCCACCGTATTTGTTAGCGACAAACTCCTCAATCGATCTCTTTTGTTCTTCGAGTGAAGAGCCGTCTTTGACCTGTTGCTCAGACGATACTCTGATATAACCGTAGATATGGTTTACTTGTTTTCTTGGTTCAATCATCTTTTTCTCCTGCATAAAAATCTACTAAATAATTTTCATCAAACTCATCAAAATCAAGCTCGTTAAATTCGTTGTAAGTACACCAACCTGCTTTTACTCTTGCCAAATCTTTATGTTTTTTACTGATTTTTTTTGCAAATTTAAAGGCTTGATCCTCCGAAATAAAATTGTCAGATATAAGAAATGTGTCGTAATAACCGCCATTTTCCATAAAAACCTTTTCACTAAGTTCTTCATTAAACTTTTCCATCTCACGCTTTTTTGCTCTTGCAAAACTCTCTTGAAACGCGTTAGGACAAAAATATTCAACATAATACATATATTGTGGTTCGTTCATTCTTCCTCCTTTTTATTTTTCCAAATTATGAATTGCCCAAGCAAAGAGCAATCACTTCCCTCAACAGTGAAATCGTTAGTAGGTTTAAGATATTCAATCGGCACATCCCAATCCTCCCAAACATTGACATAGTTCTTTGATGTGTTTAAAGCACTTACATCACAATATTTTCTTTTTACCTTTTGAATTACAACAGGAACTTTTTTATGATTATTAGTCCAATCAAAGAAGTAAGCTGTATCACCTTTTTTCAATGTAGTTTTCATTACACTGCCTCCTTAACCCAAAATGCTTTTGTAGGTCTCTTGAAGAAACCAAAGTGTGCATCATCCTTTGATCTTGATACAAGTGCATTAAATGAAACTTTTGCACCTTGTAAAGTATCTAGATCTTTAAGTTTTGATGGAACTGAACCCCAAAGTTTAAAACCTCTTTCATCTTTAAATAACATTTTAAGAGTATCACCCCATTGAGTCTCTTCCAGCTTAGTGCCTAAAACAACTCCTGATAAATTTTGTCTTTCTTCCGAAGCAGGAATACTCTCAACCCATTCAAGGTTTTGCCATTTATCAAACATATCAAATAAATTAATAGCAGAAATGTTTTGCTTATTTTCATGTTGAGCCTTTTCTGCATTACTTCCGATACCCCATTCATTTTCAGCACATTCTGGCTTTGAAAAATCCAGTATAAGGTTTGAAGTATCAGTATAATTTTCATCAATATATTGTTGTGCATTGATTAGAGCTTTATCAAAATTAGTAGATAAATTTTTAACATGAGAATGATATAATTTTTTAACAGTAGTCCATACACCACCAGAATTAACATGGCAATCATCCCAATAAACACACCTTAGTGTATAAAAGACATCTAAGGATTCATCGGTTTTTCCAGTGGATATGTAATATTTAGTTTGATATTCTTTCAATGTCCCTCCATAAAAAATTTGTTACTCACGATACAATGGTAACAAATGAGCAGAAATTTGCAACTATTTGTAAAATTTAGTATATTCTTTTTTGTAAGTAAATTTCGAGGAAAATTATGAAACTACCAATAGAAAGAAAAAAAGCAAATACATCTTCGGTTAGGTTTAGAATAGATCCGGACACTAAGAAAAAATTAACCGCGCTGAAAAAACATTACGGTGTTCGCACAGGTGATTTAATGAAGGTTATGATTGTGGAGTGTCACAAGTCGCTAGCGGAGATAGAACAATGAGTAAACCAAAACATATCAAAGATGCTTTGTATCCGTTGATAAAAGAAATTTTTATCCGCTACTTGTCTAATAAACATGACAAGCCATACAATCAGATACCCATATATGAGATGGCGCCAGAGGATATTAAGTTGTGGCAAGAGATTGAAGAAATGAATGGCCGCAAGGTTGGCGTGGTTTATAAAGACGATGCAGCGACAAGGGTGGTGCACTAGCAAATGTGGAGCTGGTTTTGGAACTTAATCGACAAATGCGTTGAGAAATCGTTGCAAAAACAAGCTAAAAAATTATTTGAGAGGGAGGCAAAAAGCCATGAAGATGAAAGACGAGATTGAGGGTGTGGCACGACATTTACGGATTGTGTGCTCGCAGCAGATTGAAGATTTAGAGGATCAGCTACCACAAGTTACCAATCTGGCAGAGCGCAAGGATCTACAAAAACAGATCGACACATTGCACGAGATGACGGATGAGGTGAATCGACGCGCTGAGATTTTGATTCGAGAGTATAATAACAAGACATGAAAGTATTAAGTTTATTCGATGGTATGAGCTGTGGGCGGATTGCACTCGATCAGCTTGGCATACCTGTTGAGAAGTATTACGCTAGTGAGATCGATAAATACGCTATGCAAGTTAGTGCTGCAAATTATCCAGATATAGAACAAGTAGGCGATATTTGTAATTTAGATCCAAAAGACTACAAAGATGTAGATTTAATGTTAGCAGGCAGTCCATGTCAGGGTTTCTCATTTGCAGGTAAACAGCTTGCCTTTGATGATCCGAGATCTGCGTTGTTTTTTGAGTTCATACGCTTGCTCAAAGTAATTAAGCCAAAATACTTTTTACTTGAAAATGTAAGAATGAAGAAAGAGTTTTTGGAAGTAATCACTGAGCAGTTGTCTCAGTGTTATGAGCAAGCAGATGTTGATAACCAGTTTAAGAATGTTCTAAACGAGGTTAGGTTTGAGCCTATCTTCATTAATAGTTCACTTGTATCGGCACAGTCCAGACAAAGATATTATTGGACAAACATACCCGGTATTAAGCAACCAGAAGATAGAGGCATAGTGTTGAGAGACATATTGGAAACTGAGCCAAATAATTTTACTAAGATGTCAGATAAGTTTGTTAAAAGAAATGGCGATAGAAATTGCATGATTGACCAAAACAAAGAGAAGGCTAGTAATTTATCTGCTATGGAATATGTCAAGAATGGCAGACAGGGTAATTACCTGGCCTGTGATGATAATGGTAAGCCAGTTCACAAAACAGCTCCTAATACAGAAAGAGCAAAAAAAAATAGAAGAAATACAAATGAAAAATCATTTTCTTTAACAGCCACTATGTATAAAGGAGCACAAGCCAATGGTATGACATTAGTACCACAGAAACCTATCAAAGTAGGCAAAATTAAAGATGGCGGTCAAGGCAATCGTATTTACTCACAAGACGGTAAATCATCTACACTGTCGGCTCAATCTGGCGGTACAGCAGGTAATGGCAATACACTTGTGGAAACTAAGCCAAAAAAAGCATACGACATACCTAGAGAAATACTTAAAGACAACGAAAGGCAGCGTAGAGTTTATGATCCAAGTGGTAAATCACCAACAGTTTTAGCAAGATCTGATAGTCCAAAGATAACTACACCTAAACAAGTAGGTGTTGCAGTAGATATTAACGGGCATGATGTGCTAAAACGAGTATATAGTCCAGATGGTAAATCGCCAACGATCAATACCTGTCAAGGTGGTAATAGAGAGCCAAAGGTTGTTACTGGTGGTGCTTTTCGTGGCAGAGCATACGACAAAGACGGTAAGAGAAAGGATAGAGATGGCAGTTCAGTTGCAAAGCAAACTAAACAGATGTTAGAGCTACGCAAAGATAATAAATCAAACGCAATAACAACAGTCGGCAAAGATAGTGTGGTGGTAGAGGAATCTAAGATTAGATCTAAGTCTAAAACAGTTAGATCTGGTGGCAGAGGATCTTACGACAGACACGAATGGGATAGTGTTGATGAACTACACTGGCGTAAATTAACATGTTTGGAGTGCGAGCGTTTGCAAACAGTCCCGGATAACTATACAAATCATGTATCAAACACTCAGCGCTATAAAATGCTCGGGAACGGTTGGACAGTAGAGGTTATAAAACATATTTTACAAAATATGGAGTATGAAAATGATACCAAAAGCTAAATGTGAAAAATGTGGCAGGACTATACCTGTCAGTGAGTTGCTAAAGCACAAATGTGAGGGTGAAATACCAAAACATTTACGACATGTGTCAGAGGATGCGGTGTCAACCTTGCGTGCTTTGTTTGCACCACGGTTTTAACGAAACGGCGGGCCAGTAAACCAAGCGACGACGACATAACGATCACCTTTGGTCACGGGTTTGACCTGGTGCGAGATAAATGAGCTAAACGCCACAATCTCACCTACCTTGGGACGCGTGCAGCTAGGTTGATCGCCAGTTCTAAAGCATAATTCACCACCCTCATACTCTTCATTCAAAGAAAGTGTCATACTTATCTTGCGTGTGGCAGCAGTGCCGTCAGGTCCTATGTCAATATGATAGCCATAGCCGTTACTCGGCGCCCGATAGTGGATTATTTGCGCTGTTTCGATGCCATTGATTGCATAATTGAAGTATTTATTAGCAGCAACGGCAATTTTATTAAGGATTCTGTATAACCGGTCTTGTTTAGCGTCAATATAGTGGATCTGCGCATCTCGAATATCAACATTTGCTGTCTCCTGAGCGTTTTTGTGCACTTTTGCTTGCACTGGTTCGCTTTCAACCAAATAATCTAAAAATAAATCTACTTCATCTTGGCTGATCGACAGTCCAGTAACGCCGTGATTGGGTGTTTCAACTTTGTTCGTCTGCATGGTAATTTAAACTTAGCTCTTCACCGTTTTTTATGGCAGCAATAGTGTACAAATGATACACACGATAGTCGTCCCAATCTAATAATTCGATTAAACAGCAGTTTGGGCGCTCAGTGTGATTAAGAAAGCCACCTAAAGGAGTGCGAATATAGCCTTCAATGATTGGCACCTTTAGGTGAGTCATGCCTAAATCAACTTGTGCAGGTATATTTTCTGTTGCAAAGAGTCCCAAGCCTTCGATTTTGCTTGGTTTTACAGTAAGGTTTTCAGGTAACGGTTTGTAATAAAATTTATTAAATTTATATTGCATCGCTAACTTGCAAAGTGGTTGTCATATCTGCGCCAGTTATTTTTTAAGACATCGAGCCAGTGTTCTATATCCATAACACATATTTTGTCGTTTTCATGTGGCCACTCAAGGTTCATCGCGTGCAGTGGCACACATACGCGGATCGGTCTGCGGTTGAATTTGAAGATCAGGACAGGGATCCTACCATCGCTGGCACTGCAAACTTGGTCCCACCAGGCTTTTTTAAGCCATTCGCCTTCTTTGTAAAATTTACATTCAACCGCATGAAAGGGTATATCGAGATCGCAAAGATCTTTTTGTTGATATTGGTCTAGGTTGCGTTTAGTTTGAAAATCAATGTTATTGTCAGTAAAAAAGCCGTTGAGGATCTTAGCTACATCGCGTTCAAATTGTGCACCTTTGTTTCTAGAATTAATTGGCATGCCTAAGATCTGCTTCGATGTTTTCTGTTGGGTTTACAATCTCTACAAAACCATCTGTTTCTATGACAACTCTAGCTCCACAGGGCAGTATTGGCTTGTCATTGCCACCATATCTAACTGTGACCTCACCAGTTATTTTAACTTCGTGACAATAAGTGTTGGTTCTACCTTCTTTTACGGTGATAACAGGATCGTTAGTGCCGTGTTTTTTATTAGCTCGAATTTTATGTTGATTTACATGGATAAATTTTTTAGCCATTGCAAAAGTTTCTCAAAATCTGCATAAAATTGCAAACTAAATTTATAACGAGCCTAGACCTGCGTCTTCATCCTCAGTATTTTTATCTATCGACAGAGCTGCAATCCCACCAGCGCCGACGACGGGTGCAAAAGAGAACATCTGGTCTTGAAAATGTTGTTTCCGAGCGCCAGTTTTAAAAAAATCTTCGGTAAAGTCGGCATCAGTTTGTTTTATAACTTTCAAACCGCGTTTTTGTAAGATATCAATAACATCTTGACTGGTATCTTTAGGCACAATAGCACCTGCAAATTCGTCAAAACCAACAGCTCGAATTGGTTTAGCCTCAAAGTATTCGACATTACGGGTAGCGTTTTTGATGAATATATCTTTTAGATCTTTTGTCAAACTCTTTGGTAGCTCGTATGGATTTACGGAGGTTATGTCTAATTCATTAATGGTGTTCATATAAGCGCGTTCAATCATAAGATCATCTAACTTTTCACCATCATCCAAGGCCGCGCCTACATCGTCGAGAAATTTTTCACCAAAGTAAAGTGCATCCTCATCGCCTAAAGGAACATCATATTTTTCAATCACTTCTCCGATTTGCTCATCTAAGCCGTATGCTGGTGTTGCTTGCTGGGTTAGCCTCCCGCGTTCGGATTTTATATCAGGTAGATCTTTATATTCTCTGGTCATAAGTGCTCTAACTCTGGCTGGATTGTAGTAGCCAGAAGCAAAGCCCTCGCCGCCGCGTTGCGTTTCTTCAATCATGCTATTAACTGCGTTCTCAAGAGTGTAGGGTTTGGTAACCGTAGTTTCTTCAAAGTCGTCAAAGTATTGCAACACACCGTCTTGGGAGAGAAAACGATCTTTTTCTTTTATTGCCCATTCATTAAATTTTTTTGTCATTCTGAAATTAGGATCAGCGGTAGCTTGTTTGTAGAATATAGAGTTTGGATTTAGTGCTGCGATCTTGCTGTCAAAATCGACCATAGCCATACTTCTTGGTCCTGCAAGAAAGTCGTCTACTTTAAATCCTTCATCTTCTAAAAACTTAAGTTTCGCTAGATCTGAGTCAAAAAACCTGTCAAGATCAGAAAGTCTATTTTCTGGAAAATACATATTGTCTTTTTGCAAATTGCGTAAAGCATATTGGCCTTCTTCAAGTGTATCAGTTTTGTTGTATTTATCAGCTAGCGCTTTGTACTCTTTAGTAAGTTTCGATTCAGCTCCATCTTTGGCTAAACGAAGTTTCTTTGGCGCTCTGGGTGTGTAGGCGTCAGCTGAATATACCTTGTTGCGAGGATCTATGGCTGGATCAAACTTTTCTGGCTTGCCAATTAGTTGAATCTTACCAAAATTTTTGAGCGGGATCTCGCTTTCGGTTACTGCTAGGCTGGGTGAAGGCAAACCGCCCATAGCATCAAAGCTACGAATTGCTTCCTCGGAAGTATTGTGAATGAACATTAGGTTTTTAGATTCCATAGCATCGGAAAAATTTTTGGTGGCTTGGTCGGGTATAGCGTCTATGCCTTTTTTGACAACAGCTTTCGCTGGTGCGCCAGCTGCACCTAGAAAATCCAGTCCGGATAAAGCCGCGCCAAGTTTATCGCCTTCGGCTTTAGCTAATTCACCACTGATAAACGGTAGGAATTGAGCTATACCTTTGAGGGTATCGCGACGCCTTGATGCGGGCGATGGAACCATCGGTCTAGTGAGGTAGTCGATGACTGGGCCAGGTCGATTTATTTGTAGTGGCAAAATACCGCCTACATCTGGAGCAGGATTCAGTGCGTTGATGCCGTCGGTTTCCATGTAGTGATTGTAGCTTAGGAAATGTTGGTTAGTAAAGTTGGAGGGTAGGAATCATTTTTTCATGTGATTCAGTGTGTCAAACTCAATTATAATTACGGCTGCAAGCATGCTGGCAAAAAAACGGTGGTAGGGGGCCTAAAAAAACCCAAAACCCTGTAAAAATGCGTCCTCAAGGGACTCCAATCTGTTGCGTGTTGCTGTTGTGCTCACAAGTTATACTTATTTGCACAAAGAAATACATATTTGCACATGCAAAAAAGCACGGTATATCAGTGGTTTACGGCGTTTTTTTTATTTTTTTATAATTTTTTGGTTTTGGATAAGTGCGCTCGTTCACACAGTTATAAAGCTACTTATCTTTGTGCGAATAGTCGTCAGTATTTGCGCCAAGCAGTTGTCCTAATCTCTCCTTGATCTGCTCCCGACTCATCTTCTCCAGATTGGCGTTAATATTGATATTCTGAGATCTATTGATAGACAAACCAGCAAGTTGATTTAGCTCTTTGATCGCTGATACAGCAGCGTTGTATTGTCCTTTTTCGTATGCGCTCTCCATTACCTTCCACAACATCGTACCTGTCTTTTGTGGCGTGATCGCATACTTCTCCGCTAGCTCATCTTGTTTAATCCGGATAGCTTTCACCACATTTGGATAGTCCTTTCCATTTAAGAGCTTGTTCGCGCTTGCGCTCGGAAATTCATAACCAGCTTTTCTGGCAGCTTCGGTCATACCACACGCACCTTCGGTGTAGTGCCATACAAAGCTGGCCTGCATCTCAGTCAAGCTATGCTCGTTGTCCTTATCAAATTGAATCGGTGCTGGTGATTTCTTACTGGTCTTCTTTTTTGGTCTTGGCATGTTTGTCCTTCTTCTTAAATATTCTCTCCCACTCTCGATTATAAACCGTTTGTTTGGTTGGCCTTCTTTTAGAACCCTTACTCATTAGTGTACAGTGTAGAGTGTATAGCGCTTCTATTATATATATTATGTAACGCGTAAGAATGTATTCTTATATTTAACCTTATTATAGTATATATATACACTATACCCTTATATATAGGAAACACAGTCATAGCAAGGGATTGCGACAGGGTACAGCTACTCTTACTATACCCTGTGCTATACCCTTTTCCCCCTTGAAATCTCATCGAAAACAGCGATCTACAACAATTACCGCAATACCGACCACAACAATCGAGGCCGCCAACACTGCAAAAAAGGTAACAGCTGCCAGTGCAATAATCTTAATTACCGACTCAATCATCAAAATTTACTCGAATAATCTGCATAACTATCGTCATCTCCAGCTACGCTGTAATCCAGATCAAAGATCTTTTTGCCGTTTGATCGGCGCGGCTCGATGCCTCTATCGTGTAACACCCGACTTGCTTCTTTGAAGTCAGGCATCCTTGGCGCCTTAATACCAAGATCACGCAACAGTTTCGTCATTTGCACCGGCTTCGTATCCTCACTATCAAAGTCCACATGTTCCAAGATCAGATCCTCGACACTCGACTGCGTACGATACTGCTCATTACTGTTTTGCAAGAGCTCACGCTCATCTGGCGTTAAGAACCAATTCTTCTGTCCAGGCACATACATAGTCTCCTTCACTTGGGCCCATAACTGTTGCATGTTGACACCGTGATTAACATTGATATCGCGCACTGCCAATACCCAGAATCTTCGATTACCAGAGGTATCTGTTAGAAACTCGCGCGCATTTACTGACGCATAAAACGCCGTCCTGCGCTGATAGGTCGTAAACGCCCGATCATACGGCAACCTCAGCTCATCCGTCTTCGCCGTGACAAACGCTTTCAGCTGGTCAATGTCCGACTTCTTGAAAGTCGACTCGATTTCGCCTAACTCAACAATCCAATGGCTAACCGCCCGCTTCACGCTGTCTTTATCCGACGGATTCAGCGTTGCACCCTCTAACAGCCATCCTTTATTGTAATCACACAGGCGTTTAAACCATAAGGTTTTCCCGAGTCCTTGTGCGCCTTGCAACACCAAGATACCCTCGAGCTCGACGCCATTTGTTTCACAGGCGGCAGCTACGCAAGATATGAGCCACTTTTTCAGCAACATATCGCGTAACTGCGCCGACTCCTCCGTTGTCAACGAGTCCAAAAAGTCTGGCAGTCTATCGACTCCATCCCACGGCTCGCTCTCTATCCATTCTTTGACCGGGTTGTATTCGCGTGCTAACACCTTTAAATAGTCACGCACTTTAGTGTGTGGTATACCCATATTAATACACCGATTTTCAATCTCAATCAGGCTGGCCTCCTCTTGCATGTCAGCGATGAAAGTCATATCTGGTATATCTATCTCCATTTTTTTCTTAATCACATTGTAGCGTACATCAACACCGTGCGTTGCCAGCACTCCACCAATATTGTCTTTGGTGTTCAAGAAGCGGCCGCTTGCAGATCTGACAAAGTCAAACTCCACCGGCACATCGACACTCTGCATGACCACTTCGCCTTCGACGACTGCAACTTCGTTCTTGTGGTCATTATAGTCGCCCTTGCTCTCAGGCATTTGAATCTCGGCATAACCACCAACTTTCTTAATATAAGCTGCCGCTTTCTTTGCCTCGCGCTCACCTGTTTTACTATCATCGTTATCAGCAACAAAGATGTGTTTGTGATGTGGAAAGTATTTATACATCACCTCAGCCACTGGCGATAGATTAAACGCATCAAAGGCCACTACTACCGGCTGTGATCTATCTGCATAAATCGACGCTGCGGTCGCATAGCCTTCGGCATAATTAAGCGTATCCGAACTATTGAAGATCTCTCTGCCGAGCAGAAAAAAGCTACCGCTTTTTTTAGAACCAGTGAGAAAACGCTTAGTGCCATCGGCGGCGATGAACTGCAACCCAACGATAGTGCCTTGACCATCCTTCATCGGGATCACTAAGTTGTTGTGCGTGTCCTTTTTTAAGCCATACGATAGCACTTGTTTGTTCTCCAGGTATTCATGTTTCACACAATCCTCAGCACGATCCCAAATGGACTGCGCTCGCTGTGCGGCCTGCGTATATTTTTCAGCTGTCTTGACCTCAGCTTGGCGTCGTAACTCCTCGATCTCCGCCTTCTGCGCTTTGGTCATGCGATACCTTTTACTATTTTCTGGTTTCCAAGTAGCTGTGGGTTGATCCGTGCTGACTCGATAATCGCCAAGTCTTCCATAAGGGGATGACTGATCGAGCCAAGCCTGATACCAACCCACGAGCTTACGCTGATTGCCGATATTGATGTAGGCCCGACCTATTGAGCCATCGGTAATCAATCCCTTGTTGGGATCGGGTTCATAGCCATGCTCGGCTAAGAAATCTCTAAACTGTGAGGTGTAATCCTTGGTAAAAGGTTTATTGAAATTTTTGTTAGGTCCTTTAATTTTTAATGACATCAATCCATCGCTATTTTTTTATGTTTACTTCTTTTATAAAAGTGTATAGAATGTTACCCAAGTTTATTATAATTTGCAAACACATTATGGAGGAATATATATGAGTTTAACAATTAGCGGCGAAGGTGGTGGCGAAGCTCTACCAAAATTACAACAAGGCATTTACTTAGGAACCTGTTATCGCATCGTCGATCTAGGTACCACAGATCAAGAGTATCAAGGCGTGAAAAGTAAAAAAACTAGAGTGCAAATAACCTTTGAGGTATCCGAAGCATTAGATCCTGTTGATAACAAAACTCTGATGGATGATGGCAGACCTTTTGTAGTCTCAAAAACTTATACAGCTTCGTTATTTGAAATGGCTGCGTTGCGTAAAGATCTGCAAAGCTGGCGTGGTAAAAGTTTTACCGAGGAAGAACTCAAAGGTTTTGATATTACTAACCTGTTGGGTTGCACAGCTAGAATTGAAGTTGGCCTCACCGCAAAAACCGATACCACCCCTGGCGGTAATCCAAAGATTTTAAGTTTACAAAGACCAGATGGCGGTGTTCAAGAAGTGCAAACTCATAACAACCAAGAATCGTTTGATCTTGATATATATTGTGATTTTCTTAAAGGCAACAAAACACCTGACGGTCAAGCTATGGCTGACATCTATGAAACTTTGCCACCATGGCAACAGGAAGATATCTCAAGCAGTTATGAATTTATCGCAGCTGCTGGGCAATCTAACGACACCACTATGGCTGATGATTTATCTAATTTAACCGATCAAGCTGCGGCGGAAATGAACAGCACCGACTTTGATAGCGACGATACCAAAGGCGGATTGACTGAGGACAATATTCCGTTTTAGTTTGGAGGCAGGCAACAACCCTCCTACTCGTATAACTCTTAAATGAGTTAGTTGCCTGCCACATTACCGAGGACATTATGTTTGAAGATGTAAAACCAGGTATATATGAAGATATACCGTACGAAGAATATGCACAAATCCCAGCGTTTAGATCTCACGATCTGACTGCGGTCATCAAGTGCCCGTTTCGCTGGAAGCATCAAAAAGAGGTGGCGCAAACACCAGCTCTATTAGAAGGCCGTGTGCAACATACTGTATTTTTAGAGCACCACAACTTTGACACAGAGTTTGTGATCCAACCCAATATTGATCGCCGGACCAAGGTTGGCAAAGCAGACTATGCTAACTTTATGGAAACTGTGGGTGAGCGCACGGCAATCAGCCGTGACCTGTATGATGTTTGTATGGAACGACGCGCAGTTGTTCAAGATTTTGTGCCAGCCAAAGATGATCTGACTGAGCTGACGCTTGTCTTTGAGCTCCATGGCCATCCTTTTAAGTGTCGACTCGACTGGTATGACGGTGAGCGTGTTTGGGATCTGAAAACCTGTCGAGACGCTTCGCCGCGTGGCTTTCGTAATGCGATTAACAGTTTCAACTATCACATGCAAGCTGCACTCTATATCGATGCCTGTAAAGCCTCTGGGTTGCGTGCTGATGGTTTTAACTTCCTTGCACAGGAAAAGGCACACCCTTACCCTTACGGCGTTTATACGCTATCTGATGAAGCGTTAGAGTATGCCAGAGCTCGGAACGAGCAAGCCTTAGATTTGTTATTGAAGTGTAAAGATAAAGATGATTTCAGACCTTACAACCTAGACGGCGTCCAAGTTGTAGAGATCTCAGATTTGTATTAGTGGCTGCTTACGCCACCTCCTTACTTTTTACTTCTTGAATACCTTTTAATACTTTATATATTTGCTTTTGCACATATTTTGGAAAATCACTAATGCCTTCATCATTAGGATATATTTCAACCCAATCAGCACCATCATCGTATGAAGTTTGTATTTCAATTGTAAATGTGGGATCGTCTTTAAATTTTGAATAATCCCTTAATACATAGTCGGTATCTGATAAAGCGTGATGCCAAACAGCATGGCCTTCTTCAGTTAAAACATAAAATTCTCTAATAAATGTTTTTGTTTTCATTTACGCCACCTCCTCACTTAAAATTTCATCTATTGTTCTATGATTTTCATGCGGTTTGTTTTTTACACTTCTTAACTGATAAATGTATTCATGGTTTATGCTGTCGTATTTTCTGTAAACATATAAATGTTTTTTGCTTTTACCGAACTTCTTAACAAGTTCTTCTTTTGTGTAATTTTTATAAGCCATTACAATACCTCCTTGCAGTTGCATTTTAAATAAACAGTTTTCTCTGGCATTGGATTACCAAAGCAATCCTCAAAAGTGATCTTCCTTTTGCCAGTGCCTAAACATTCTTTACACATGTTGTCATACACTTTTGCAAATCCGTCTTTGAGTTTTTTTGCCATGGCTTTATCTTCGTTGCCATGCTCGTCATAACTAATTACATCAAACATTATTTACCCCCTTTATATTTTTGGCTCGTAGCCATTTGTGTTTTTTATAAAATCTAAAACAGAATCTATGTCTTTAATATCTTTGTCGTTAAGTTCATTGCCCTTTTCAATTTTGGCAAAGTTCTTTTTAAGAAATAATAAAGCATATTGAACAACATCTGTTTCGTCGCTTGTTAGTGGTAAGTCCATAATTAACCCTCCTTTTCTTTGTTTTCAATTAAATTACCCACATAGATATAATGCCATAAGTTGCAACTATATGCAACTATTTACACACAATAATAACAAGTTTTTTTAGTCTAAAGAATGGTACAAATCGATTGTTTTTTGCTTATCACACAGCCAGAAAACCAGTAGATACCTGTCGCCACCCTCAACAGGCAGGCCTTTATGTAAATTGTTGAACGAGGGAAACATGAGTGCATGGCCAGTAGGTAATGGCGGGACCTCGCCATAATTGTGGAACGCCGTGCCGCCACCTTTATACTTACCAGTATTCAACGGCACCACCACCGATATATCTGCTGATTCATCATGGTGCCAAGCGCCTTGTTGTTTATCGATTAGATTGTAGTTAGCGATCTGTATACTTGCAGGATCTTTACAATCGCGTTGCCAAATGGCATTGAAGATCGGATTTAATACTGTTTGCACTACAAACCACATGGTCCGATACAGCTCGGGCACATGTTCTTTTAGAACTATCTCTGGGATCTGTCGCAATGTATCTTCCTCTGCGTTGCCTTCAAAGCCAATCTCCTTTTTCATGTGCTCTATCTCACGCAGCAAAATAGTACAAAAGTGTCTGCGGAACAAAGGAAAGCGATAGATCTCCGGATAGATTTTTTTGACCACATCATGCACCGGAGTTTTGGCCATATCCTCCAT